ATCATTTATTCGATCTGGAATAAAAAATTCCTCTAACGACACGTATCACAAAAATTATGTCTTTGATGATATTTCATCTGAATTTAATGGAACAAATCAAAATTTTACTTTAAAATCTAATGGAGTTAATGTCTCAGGGATAACCAGCGATGCTGTAATCTTGATTAATGATGTCTTCCAAGGTCGAGGAAACTCATCCACCTATGTTTTAAATGAAAGTTCTGGAATAATCACAATTAGTTTTAATGGAACCGCACAAGTTATAACATCTGATGTTGGAATATCTTCATTCCCTAAAGGTGGAATTATTGTTTCTGTTGGTTCAACTGAAGGATCCGGATATCAACCATTAGTCTCTGCGGGCGGGACAGTTACTGTCTCCTCCGCTGGAACAGTTCAATCAATTACAATTGGAAATACTGGTTCTGGTTACAGATCTGCAGCAACATACAAAATTCTCACTGATGTTTCTAATTCTGTTGGAATTGGTTCAACCATCATTTTCTTAGAAAATAACAATAGTGTCTTCAGTCTATTAAGTCTACTTAATACTGGGTCGAATTGTAGTATTGGGGTTGGAACATTTATTGAAATTAGCAATGTTATCACCTCAGTTGGATCTACCTTTGTTCAGGTAGGAACTGCTGCAACAAGTCAATATGCCATCCCATCTGGAACACAAGCAGTAATTAAGATATCAAATCCACAGACTGGAGTTGTTAATATTGGTGTAAGCACTGGTTCCGTTGGAATTAATACAATTGAGCATGTTGGTTATGCTACAATTATTTCTGGGGGCATATCAACAACAGTAACGATTACTAACGCCGGATCTGGTTATACAGCACTTTCATTAATTAAGACCGAATTGATTTCACATCCAGTTTCTTCTGGAAGCACAATAATATTTACATCTAACTTAACTAATGTAAATGTTGGAAATGTTGTTTCTGTTGGCACTGCAATTACAAATGCATCCATCGTTGGAATTGCATCCACATCATTTACGATTGGTTCTGGCAGCACCTCACCCTCTTCAATTGGAATTGGAACGGTTATAACATTTAAAAAAAATAATCCACCATATGTTGTAATTGATAGTCCAGACTCATATTCTAATATTCCTCTTCGTTATAGTTCATCTTCGTCTGGAGTTGGAACAGAAGCAAAAGTCGATATTGTTGTTGGACAAGGTTCAAGTGTAATAGATTTTGAAGTTACTAATACTGGTTATGGTTATAGAAATGGTGACATACTAACTGTTCCTGTTGGCGGATTAACTGGCATTCCAACTTCTGCTAATTTTAGAGAATTTCAACTTACAGTTCAAAATATTTTCACTGATGAATTCAGTGGATGGTCTATTGGTGAACTTGATGTTTTTGATAATTTTGATGAATTATTCGATGGTAACACTCAAACTTTCCAATTAACAAAAGGTGGACTCATTAAATCAATCGTCGCTGCAAGAGGATCAAATATTATTGTTCAGGATACTTTACTCATCTTTATTAACGATATTCTTCAAGTTCCTGGAGAGGGTTATGTTTTCTCAGGTGGAAGTATCATAACATTTACAGAGGCTCCAAAAGTTGGAGATACCTCAAAAATTATTTTCTATAAGGGAAGTGGAAGTGTTGATGTTGTAGGTAGAGAAATTATTGAAACTGTCAAGGTTGGTGATGATTTAACGATTGGATATGATGCATCCGTTGGTCAACAACCATATCAACAAGAGGAAGAAAGAATAGTAACCTCTATTAATTCTACTGATGAAGTATCCACTGTTTCGTATTTTGGACCAGGAAATACTGAGGATGAAACTTTGTTAAGACCAGTTGTTTGGTGCAGACAAACTGAAGATAAAATAATTAATGAAAAAGATGTTGGAAAGGATAGAGAACTTTACGAACCAAATATCAATCACTTTGGTTATGTTATAAAAACAGTTGGTGTTGGGTCCACTGCAATCTATGTTGATAATATTAGACCATTCTTTAATGCCCGAAATGAAAATGATACGTCTTTAACTTTCCAAAATAGTATTACAATTATATCACAGGAAAATAGATCTGGCGCTATAGCTACAGCAGTTGTTTCTGGTTTAGGGACAATTTCCTCTGTTGTTATCTCTGATGGTGGTGCTGGTTATACAACAGCAATTGTAAGTTTTGGATCAACTGTTGGAGTTGATACCTCTACAAGAGCATTTGGATCTGTAACAATCGGAGCTGGCGGAACTATCACTGGCGTAGCAATCACAAGTCCAGGAGTTGGGTATACTTCATCCAATCCACCTCAAGTCCTTATTTCATCACCCAACCCTGTGGTTGAAACAAATAACGTGTCTTCATTCTCTGGTGATTCTGGTGTGATTGTTGGATTTGGTACAACAACACAATCCTTTATTGATAAATTTATATTTGATTTTTATATCCCACAAGATTCTTTCTTAAGAAACACCACCTACGTTGGAACTGCAATTACATTAAGTTCAATAAACGTTAATGATTATTTCATTGTTTATAATTCTAATGTTGGTATTGGAAGCACAGTGTTAATATCAAAAGATGTTTTAAACAACATAGTCGGCATAGGGACAAATTTTGTTGACAACGTTTATCAGGTTGATACTGCTTTTACAACACAATCAACTGTGGCTGGAATTGGACTGACTCATGTAAGAAGAGTTTTTGCTCGAATAACAGATATTGGAACAATTAACTTCAGTTCCACATTAATAACATTTGATTCTACAGTGTTTACTTTTGATTCTATAGGTAGTGTTGGAAGCGCATACACTGGAATTGTGACAACATCAAATTACTTTGGTAATTTTAGTTGGGGTAGAATAGATCTTACTGCAAGGGCAGAATCTAACGAATTTAATTTCTATGGTGATAGGAGAGTTGGTGGCATCACGACTTCAGCGATTGTTCAGAGAACCAAACCTCTTAAATTTAAAAAGTACCTAATCTAAATACTTCTAAACTAAAACATCTATAATGGCAAGAGTAGCAATAAACACTGGAGCAGCAGCTAACGATGGCACAGGTGATACTCTGCGAGCAGCTGGTGGTGTTATTAATGATAACTTTCTTGAGGTTTACACCTATCTAGGGGCGGGGAGCACTACAACCCTATCTGCACCTGTTTGGAATACCACATCTGTAGGTATTAACACATTGAGAAATGTTGGAATGGGAACAACAAATCCAAGATTTGCTCTGGAAGTTGGTGCTGTTGGGACATCAGGAACCACATTATTCGTAAATGGTGATGCACGAATCACTGGAATCTTAAGTATTGGAACTTCGTCTATCACTCTTAATGGGTCCACGAATATTATTAATGTAGGCACCGGTGTTACTATTAATGGATCTACCGGTATTATTAGTGCAACATCCATTGTCTTGAGTGGCACAACTTTAACTGGCGCTGCGGTAACTTCCATTGTTGCAGGCACTGGTATAAATGTCTCTGGATCTACGGGGCAAGTAACGATTACTGCAACTGGTAGTGGTGAATCATCCCAGTTCGTAACTACTGCTGCTGGTATTCATACACTCTCTAATATTGGTATTGGAACCACAAATCCAACAAGTGCTCTTACAGTGGTTGGTAGTGGAACATCAACATCTCAACTTTTTGTTACCGGTGTTTCTACATTCCAAGATAATCTTGGAGTTGGAGCGACAACAAATCCACCAGCATACACTTTAGATGTTGCTGGATATGCAAGAATTAGAGATGGTTTAATTCTTACTGGTGGAAGCACGTATCCTGTTGAACTTTTTGCGGATTTAATCATTGGTGGATATAATTTGGATATCTTGGGTGGTGGAAATTTAAATGTTGATCCTGGTAATTTAAATGTTGGTGGTAACGTAGTTGTATATTCTCCAGGCACACTTAATGTTGGTACTGGTGGAACTGTAATTACCACAACTAGTGCTGGATTGGTTGGGATTGGAACCACAAATCCAACAAGTGCTCTTACTGTAATTGGTAGTGGAACATCAACATCTCAACTTTTTGTTACTGGTGTGTCAACCTTTGTTGGTTTGATTACAGCTGGTAGAATCACTGCAGGACTGACTAGTAGTATCATACCTTTCTATTACGATACATACGCAAGTCTTCCATCATATTCTACTTATCACGGTGCGGTTGCTCATGCACATGACACTGGTAAGTTATATTATGCTCATACACGTTGGGTAGAGTTAGTTAATACGGAAGCTGATGGAACTGTAGGCACAGGCACTGAAAGATATAATATTGGAATCACATCAGTTACCACATTAAACGTTTCTGGTGTAGTTACCGCAACATCATTCGTTGGTGATGGTTCTGGTTTGACTGGTGTTGTTGGTTCTGGTTCGGGTCTTATCATAAAAGACTCTGGAACCACCGTAGGAACAGCAGGAACGATTGATTTTGGAGATAATTTAACAGTTTCTCCGATTTCTGCTGGTGTAGTGACTGTAACCGGATCTGCTAGTGGTGGATCATCCCAGTTCGTAACCACTGCTGCTGGTATTCATACACTCTCTAATGTTGGCATCGGAACCACAAATCCGACAAGTAAACTTACAGTTGGTGCTGTTGGTGCTGCTACAACTAACTTAGTTGTAAATGGTTGGGCAAATATTAGTGGAATGAATATTGTCCAAGACACTGACACAAACTCAATTTATATTGGATATGAAGCAGGACAAAGTTTACTTACTCAAGCAAATGATAATGGTAATATCGCTCTTGGTTATAGATCTTTATATGGATCAACTTCCCCAGATTATTGTATAGCAATTGGATATGAAGCTCTTAGAAATCCAACCAGCAACACTGATAATACTATCGCAATAGGACATCAGGCAGGTTATAATGGTGGCGGTGGATCAAATGTGTTTATTGGATATGAAGCAGGACAAAATGCTACTACTGGACATTCTAACGTTGCTATTGGATATCATGCAGCACGCTCCAGTTCTCCCTCCTTTGGTGTTTATATTGGGTATGATGCTGGAAAGAACGCTGATGGCATTGGAAACGTCTTTGTAGGACACAACGCAGGTGACGGTGTTACATCTGGAGATTATAATACCTTTATTGGTGAGGCTGCAGGAAATGATATGACAACTGGTAGCGATAACGTCATTATTGGTGGATATCAAGGAAATGAAAAGGGACTTGACATCAGAACTTCATCCAATAATATAGTTCTTTCTGATGGTGATGGAAATATAAGATTCTATGCAAACTCCAGCGGTAATGTTGGAATTGGAACCACAAATCCAACAAGTGCTCTTACAGTGGTTGGTAGTGGAACATCAACATCTCAACTTTTTGTTACTGGTGTTTCTACCTTCAGTTATATCCAAAATACTGGTATAACATCTACCAAGGACCTTATTGTTTATGGAACTGGTAATGATGCTGGTTCTGCATCAACTATATCGTTTAGAAGTAGAAACAATTACATTGATTTTAATGCTCAGCTCGCAACGGCTCAATCATTTGCAATTAGACTCCTGAATTACCCTGTTCTTCAAGGAACTTATGTTTACCCAAATGGTGGTTCTGTATCCTTAAATAATTGGGATGGCACTGAGGGAATAGCAGTCAATGATACTGGAATTTTGATGGGTCCTGCATTTGCAGGGCCAGGCACTGGAAAACCAGTTATTATTGGCACTGGAACTTCTACTGGAACTGCATTACAACAACTTCAAGTTACTGGTGGTGCTTATGTTTCTGGTAATGTTGGACTTGGAACCGCAAATCCATTAGGGCCTCTACAAGTTGGTGTTGAATCTTCTGCAGTTATAGTTACTTCTACTGGATCTGTCGGCATAGGAACCACAAATCCAACAAGTGCTCTTACTGTGGTCGGTAGTGGAACATCAACATCTCAACTTTTTGTTACTGGTGTTTCTACTTTTGCTGGTATCACAACAGTCACTGGACCAACATTATTTGCTAAACAACTGAATGTTTCTGGTATTACAACAGCAACCTCTTTCAGAACCAATACAACTGTTGGTGATGGAACAGATGTTGGATTTGCTATTAAGTATTACATAACTGCAAATAATAATTCCTCTGCATATAGATTTGCTGGTCCTGGAGTATTAAATAGTACCGATGATCCAACAATTTATTTACATAGAGGATTTACTTATATCTTTGAAAACTCTACTGGAACTAATCATCCATTTGCGATTCGCACAAGCAGTGGAGGATCTGCATATACTTCTGCATTCTTGAGTGGATCTCAAAGTGGAACACAAATATTCACAGTTCCTTTTGATGCTCCAAACACTTTAGTATATCAATGCACCATTCACTCAAATATGGTTGGAACTCTCAATATTGTCACATGAACTTAAATGTCATCTAAGATGCTTAATAAATAACTAAAAAATACCGTCAAATGGCTGCAATTATAACTGATCAGATTAGAATATTAAATGCCAAAAATTTTGTTGCGAATGTTGGCGTTGGCACTTTTTATTCTTTTATTGGTTTACCAAATCCCAGTGATTATCAGTCTGATTGGGATAGTAATCCTCCATCACCTAAAGATAATTTTGACCAGGAAAATGATTACTGGGATACGATGATGGCATTGAAAAAAATCAATGCGAGTGATGTAAGACAGGTTATAACAAAAAGATTTTGGTCTTCAGGAACAGTTTATGATTATTATAGACATGATTATAATAGATCAAATACGGCTAAAATCTCTGGAGCAACCAATTTATATTCAGCATTTTATTATGTAATAAATGAGGATTATAAGGTTTATTCTTGTCTTCAAAATGGAACTGACCCAGACAATCCAAACGGAAGACCATCGTTGGATCAACCCACATTTACTGATTTAGAACCAAGATCTGCAGGTAGCAGTGGTGATGGTTATATTTGGAAATATCTTTATACAATAAAACCAAGTGAAGTTATTAAGTTTGAAACAACAGATTTTATTCCAGTGCCCTCTAACTGGAGTACATCACCAGATAATGCAGCAGTTAGAGATAATGCTGTCGATGGATCAATTAAAATTGTTACAATTACAGATCGTGGAGTAGGTCTTGGAACAGCAAATGTCACTTACACTAGAGTTCCAATTAAAGGTGATGGAATCGGAGCAGAATGCACGATTACAATTAACAATGACTCTAAAGTAAGTTCTATTATTGTTTCCAATCAGGGTTCTGGTTATACTTTCGGAAACGTCGATCTAATCACTGGAGGAGTTCCAACTGGAACCACAAGACCAACTTTTAATGTTATTATCTCTCCTAAGGGAGGTCATGGAGATGATATTTACAGAGAACTTGGCGCATACAATGTTCTTCTCTATTCTAGAATTGAAAATGATAATGAAAATCCAGATTTTATAACTGGCAATCAAATAGCAAGAATAGGAATCGTTCAAAATCCAGAAGTCACCACTGGAACATTATTGACAGTGGATAAAGCAAGTGCAGTATATGCATTGAAATTAACTGGAGTTGGATATAGTTCAGCAACCTTTACCGCAGACTCACAAGTAAAACAGACAGTTTCTTCTGGAACAACTGCTGTTGGTAGGGTAATAAATTATGATCAAACTACAGGAGTCTTGAAGTACTGGCAGGATAGAACAGTGTCTGGATTTAGTACTGTTGGAACAGCACAAACGAATCCTATACATGGGTTCAATATGACAAGATTCACTGCTTCACCCTCTTCGGGCGGAAGTTTAACAATCATCCCATCAACTGGTTCAAATCTTTCTATTGATACTTCATTCACAGGTGTTAGCACCGCAATAAATAGTAGAACATATTACCTAGGTCAAACTTTCACAAACGGCGTTTCATCCCCAGAAGTGCGAAAGTATTCTGGAAACATTATTTATGTTGACAACAGACCAGCGATTACTAGATCATCTAATCAAAAAGAAGATATTAAAGTCATTCTGCAGTTCTAAAGAATTATGCCTCAGCAAACGAATCTTAATGTAGTTCCATACTTTGATGACTTTGATCCATCCAAAGACTATCATAAGGTGCTCTTTAAACCTGGATATCCAGTTCAAGCGAGAGAGTTAACAACTCTACAATCAATACTGCAGAATCAAATTGAAAAATTTGGTCAGCACTTCTTCAAGGAAGGTGCAAAAGTTATTCCAGGAAATATTGGATATTCTCAACTTTATTATTGTGTTCAATTAAATAATAATTTTCAAGGAGTTCCTGTCTCTGCTTATGCGGATCAATTAGTTGGTAAAAAAATTACAGGGCAAACGTCTGGAGTCTCCGCATTTGTGGATAAAATTTTATCACCGATAGATTCTGAAAGGGGTAACTTAACACTTTATATCAGTTATTTGAATTCTAGCACTTCAAATAATTCAACACAAATATTTTCTAATGGCGAATCTCTAACTTGTGATTCTGCCATCATATCTGGATTACTAGGAAATACAACAATTACAGCGGGTAGTCCATTCGCGGTTACTTTATCTTCAAATGCCACCGCAACTGGATCCTCCTTCCAAATTCAAGATGGTGTCTATTTCATACGCGGAAACTTTATAAATGTAAAATCAGAGACTTTAATTTTAGATCAATATTCAAACTCTCCAAGTTATAGAGTTGGTTTGTTTGTATCAGAACAAATTATTAACGATACCATTGATGAAAGTTTAACCGATAATTCTCAAGGATTTAATAACTATTCTGCCCCTGGTGCAGATAGGTTAAAAATATCTGTCAGTTTAACAAAAAAATCACTAACAGATTTAAACGATAATAGTTTTATTGAACTTGCAACAATTACTAATGGAGTCATTAAATCAAAAGTAGACAGAGGGGATTTAGGTGGTGGAACAGGATACCTCGATATTAGAGACATTTTAGCAAGAAGAACCTACGCAGAATCTGGTGATTATTATGTAAAAGATTTTGATATAAGTCTTTTAAACTCATTAAATGATAATATTGGAAATAGAGGAGTATTTCAATCTGGACAGTTCACTTATGGAGGATCTGTTCCATCGGATAATTTAGCATTATATAAAATTTCTCCAGGTAGAGCTTTTGTTCGTGGTTATGATCTTGAACTCTTAACTCCAACATTCATCGACGTAGAAAAACCAAGAACAACAAAAACAATCGAAGATCAAGAAATCATTTATAACACTGGACCAACTTTAAAAGTCAATAGAGTTTATGGAGTTCCTATTCTTGGTATTGGAAATACATATGTTTTAAGTTTAAGAGATAGTAGAAGAGGTGTAGGAATAGCAACAGTTGGTAATGAAATTGGTCTTGCTAGAGTTTATGATTTCAGATTAGAGTCTGGATCATATGATGCGACAAATTCTAATTTAAATCAATGGGCTCTGTCACTTTTTGATGTGCAGACTTTTACTAATATTACACTTAATCAAGCAACATCTTTAAGTATTCCAACTCGTGTGGAGGGATCTAATAGTGGTGCGACTGGTTTTATTAGACATGCAGTGTCTGCGGGGGTAGCAGTAACAGTTTATGATACTTCTGGAGAGTTTATTGCAAATGAATCTTTAATTTTTAATGGTATTGCTGATGGAAGAATTGCAATTGCAGTTACTACACACTCACTTTCTGATGTAAAATCGGTTCATGGCACAAACAATGGAATTGTTGGTTTAGGATCAACATTTTTAGGAGATATAGTTCAGTCCATCGGATTCAATGTTGGTGTTGCAACAATCAGCACTGGCAGTGGTGGTATCAGCACAGTCTTTAGCACTAATACATTATTTCCAGGGACAATAATAAAGAGGAATAATTTAGTTCAATTCAGTAATCCAGCGAATAGAGATATTAGTTTTGCAAAGGTAGTTAGTGTTGGAACAAGTAGTGTTACGATAGAGGCAGTAACGACTGTTACTGGAATTGCATCAGGCGATCTACCAACAACAACTCTTAATGCTACAGACTTTAAAATTTTAACCACAAAACTAGATCTATCATCGGATAAAACTCTTTATACAAAACTTCCAAAGAATAATATTTCTTCTGTTGACCTTACTGATGCAAGTTTAAGTATTAGAAAAACTTTTACGGTAAATATTTCTTCAAATCAACTTTCTACTGTTGTGACTGCAGGAACTAATGAAACATTTTTGCCATTTGATGAAGAAAGATATACATTAACTCGCTCAAATGGTGAAACTGAAACTCTAACTTCAGATAGGTTTGAATTTTTAGTTGGAAGCACTCAATTACAAATTCGTCATCTTGGTAGTAATGATACTGGTGCAACTTTAACTGCTACATTAAGAAAGATAAAACCAAAAGCAAAAGAAAAAATTAAAAACAGAGTTAACTCACTAATTATCGATAAATCAAAATATGCAGGATCCGGCATTGGGACAACAACTTTAAATGATGGACTAATATTCGGAAATTATCCATTTGGAACAAGAGTTCATGATGAGATTCTTTCACTTAATGTGCCAGATATTATTGAAATTCATGGAATATTTGAATCGGCAGATACATCAAACCCATCCGCACCAAAAATTACTCTTTCCTCTCTTACAAGTTCATCCACAACTACAACAGAACTCATTATCGGAGAAACTTTAGTTGGGCAAACAAGTGGAGCAGTGGCTATTTGTGCCGAAAAATTATCATCATCTCAAATTGTATTCATTTATAAGAATGACAGTAGATTTAAAGAGGGGGAAACCGTATCTTTTTCAGAATCAAAAGCAAAAGGAGTTATCACTACACTAGATTCTGGTAGTTTTGAAATTTCATCGAATTATAAGTTCAATACAGGACAAGAAGAGACAATTTATAACTATGGTACGTTAATAAGAAAAAATGACTCTGAGGAACCATCAAAAAGATTAAAAGTTTACTTCTCAAATGGATATTTTGAGTCAACTGATGATGGAGATATTACAACAGTTAATTCCTATTCTAGATTTAACTACTCAACGGATCTGCAGACAGTCAATGGTAATTCAGTATCTGATATTATTGATATTAGACCAAGAGTTTCTTCTTTTACCGTATCTGAGAATTCTCGTTCACCACTAGAATTTCTTGGAAGAACTTTTAACTCATCTGGAAATTCTGCTGCTAATATTTTAGCATCAGATGAGTCAATTCTAACTACATTTTCATATTATTTGGGTAGAATTGATAGAATTTTCTTAACAAAAGAGGGCGTATTTCAAGTTAAATATGGTCAACCAGCAGAGAGACCAGAGAAACCAGTTTCTGTCGATGAAGCTATTGAAATAGCAACGATTACACTTCCTCCATATCTTTATACACCAGAGCAAGCATCAATTCAGTTTTTAGAATATAAAAGATATCGCATGGTTGATATCAAACAACTTGAAAATAGAATTAGAAATCTTGAATTTTATACTACATTATCTTTACTTGAGACTAATACAGCAAATTTATTTGTCCCCGACACAGATGGATTGAATAGATTTAAATCTGGATTTTTTGTAGATAATTTTAGTTCTTTTAAATCACAAGAGGAAAACATTGATATTAAAAATAGTATCGATATTAAAAATAAAGAACTGAGACCAAGACATTATACTAATTCAGTCAATCTAATTTTTGGTCCTGTTACCAATGTTGATCCAACAGAAGATCTTAAATTTAATATAATTGAAGGAGTTAATGTTAGAAGAGCGGATGACGTTGTAACTCTAGATTACGCTGATGTTGTATATATTAAACAATCTTTTGCGACAAGATCTGAGAGTGTGACTCCTTTCCTTATTAGCTTCTGGCAGGGAACGCTAGAATTGACACCATCCTCCGATACTTGGGTTGACACCACTCGTCTTGAAGCAAAAGTTATTAATACCGAGGGTAATTATGCAGAAACACTCAATAATTTAGCGCGAACTGGTATCGTTGATCCTCAAACTGGATTTGGTCCAATTCTTTGGGATTCTTGGCAAACTAACTGGACTGGTAGAGATGTTATAAACACGTCAAGAACCAGAGAAGTTACTTTTGGTGGAGAATTCCGTGGTGGCGGTGGCCTTGCTGCACAGTGGGGCACTCAAACAACTCAAGTTATTAGAGATGATTTAAGACAAACTGTAGAAACAGGAGTTCAGACAAGAACAGGAACACGAACTATTGTCACAGAGCAATTTGATAGAACTCCTGTTGGGGATAGAGTTGTAAGTAGAGATCTCGTACCATTTATGAGATCTAGAAACGTTGAATTCGTCTCAAAAAAAGTTAAACCACTCACAAAACTTTATGCATTTTTTGATGGTAAAAACGTAACTAGGTATTGTGTTCCAAAACTCTTAGAAATCAGTATGATTTCTGGAGTATTTCAAGTTGGCGAAAAAGTTATTGGTAGGCAGAGAGCCACTGGTTTAAATCCAGATTTAAGAGCAGACTTCCCTCAAATAACTTTTAGAGTAGCACAATCAAACCATAGAGAAGGTCCATACAATTTTCCAACAGTGACATTTGCAAATAATCCATACACAAGTCAACCACTATCTGGAACTTACTCATCAACATCAAATATTCTTAATATAGATACTTTTTCTCTAGCAAGTCAATCCCAAGGCGAGTTTAGTGGATATGTAGAGTCTGACATGGTTTTATTTGGACAAACAAGCGGAGCAAGAGCAACAATTACCAATGTTAGATTGGTTTCAGATTTATCCGCAACGTTAATTGGTAGTTTCTTTATTCCCAATCCTAACAATGTAAATCACCCTAGATTTGAAACTGGAACTAAGACATTTACCATAGTTAACGATGAAAACAATAATCAAGATCTTGCAACCACAGTTGCAGAGGAAGGATTTTCTGCATCAGGAACTCTTGAAACAGTTCAAGAAAATATTATTTCTGTTCGTAATGCTAGAGTTCAAAATAGACAAGAATTTGAGAGTAGAAATGTTAATAGAAATTTAGGAACACAGGTTGTTGGAAGCAGTGTTATTTCTCAATCTTCGAGACAAGTTATAGTTGGATGGTATGATCCGTTAGCACAATCATTCTTAGTCGAAGATGAGACTGGTGTATTTGTCACTAAGTGCGATGTCTTCTTTAGATCAAAAGATGACATGGATATTCCTGTCGTTTTCCAATTGAGAACAATGGAAAACGGATTCCCAACACAAAAGATTTTACCATTCTCAGAAATCGTTCTTGATCCAGACCAAGTACTGATATCAGCGGATGGATCAGTTGCGACCACGATTGAATTTAAAGCACCGATTTATTTGGAGGGTGGAAAAGAATATTCTATCTGCTTAGCATCCAACTCTACAAAATATAGTGTCTATGTGTCTAGAATCGGTGAAAATGATTTATTAACTCAAACATTTATTTCCAGTCAACCATACTTAGGATCATTATTCAAATCACAAAATGCTTCCACTTGGGAGGCAAGTCAGTGGGAAGATCTTAAATTTA